ATGCAGATTAAATCTGTGAGAAATAAAGTGCCTATTCCAGTAAATGCTATCGTATTTGATGACTTTGAGACGCTCGATATTATGGGGCCTGTTGAACTCTTTGGCTTACTGCAAACCCATTATCAAGTGCAATTCTATAGTCTACATGGCGGATTAATTTCCAATAAACATGGGGTCACAGTTCAAACTCAAGCTTTTCAGGCAATGGAAATCAATAGCCAAAGTATTTTAGTTGTACCAGGGGGTATCGTCACTTTTGAACTGCTTAAAAATCAAGCATTCCTAGATGAGCTAAAAACTTTAGCTTCACAAAGTGGCTCTGTGCTGAGTATTTGTACGGGTAGCTCACTGCTTGCTGCGACAGGTATTCTTGATGGAATCAAAGCCACTTCGAATAAAATGGCCTTTGAACTCGTCAAAAAGTTAAATGACAAAGTGTTATGGCAAGCACAAGCACGTTGGGTAGTTGATGGAAAATTTTATACATCTTCAGGTGTGAGTGCGGGAATGGATATGACCCTTGCATTTATCCACGAGACTCAAGGTGAAAAAGTTGCGCAGTTATGTGCAGAAGAAGCTGAATATATTTGGAATAATGATCCAAATGTAGATACTTTTTCTAAACTAACAACCACTGAAATAGTAGGCTAAAAATTACGACAGGAATTCTTAACTGAAAATAAAAACAGAGCGGATCATAGCGCTCTGTTTTCTCGACTGAATAGAAATCAATCTTCCATATGTTGAATGACTATATTTTTATTATTATAGTTATAAATCAATAACTTATTGTATTTCATATTTTCTGTTTAAAATTTTATGTACACATGCATGTACAACACATTTAAAAACAGTAATATTTACATCAAATCTCGATAGGTAGATTATAGAAACTATCCAACTAATGAACAAGAATAAAAATGCGCTACTTCTACATAAAGAAAGGAAATCTCTATCTACATATTCAAACAACGACACATGAAGAATATCAAGACTATTCAGATATTGATGCGATTGTAACTCAGCAGTATGTATTTTTAGATGACAAAGACAATGCGATAAAGTTTTTGGAGAAAAGAGAAGCTGATAGATTTTTGGTGACGCGAGGAAGGAAGTTAAAAGGTGTGGAAATTAAGAGAGAGTGATGCTTGCTAATGTTGAACACACTGCAAGCAAACACTAATAGAGTTTTAATTGAGAGCTTTCACCAGTGCCGCATGTTTTGAATCACATTCATTGTACTTGGCTACAGTATCGACAGCCCATAATAAAACATCTTTACCTGTGCCCGATTCGATCTGGTTCAAAGTCGGACATGGTTGAATTAGATTCGCGGGCACTGTCGTTTTTAATAAGACTGTTGATTTCTGACAGCCCAGAAGCGTCAAAGCAATCACGCTGATAAATAGGACGCTCAACGATCTTTTGCACTGTACGCGTAACGGTTTCGACTTTTGCGCGTTGTTCTGCTTTGATTTGTTCATAATCAGCACTCGCTTTGTTTGCTTTATTCTGAGCTTCAGCAAGTGCCTTAACTTGTTTATGCTCGATTTCTTTGATCTGTGCCACGCACTTTTGATCTGCTGCTTTTAGCTTTCCAACCAAGTGATATGTGTACGCAATCTGCACTAGATACAACAATGACAAAACGATGATCAGAGACCATCGCTTGTTTAATAAAATCCAAGTCATTACTATTCCTCAATCATTGGTAAATCGACTGTTTGACCAGCTAAGTCATGATGACAATCTGATAAGAATTGAATCTGGCCATTTCGTATAAATGAATGACAGCGTTTATCAGGCTGACTGCCGTTGACCATTAAAGATGGAGAAAATGTTGGTTTTTCAACATTTCCGTCAAACTGCCAACATTGAGGACGCGATGGATCAACATTCAACATATGCAGTTGCTTACAACCTGGGCATTGAATTAAGTAGAACCCATTACTTGAATGTGTCAAAACCTTGCTGACTTTTGTCCAAATTTCCATTTAATTCACTCCCACACACTTCTTATGACGCTCAAGTTGTCGAGTCCAAACGCCATAACAGTTGTTTTTTCTAATGCTGCAATCTCGTTTTGCAACGTACTTGTACTTGAGCAATGAATCACAAGCTGCTCTGTACTTTCCCGCTTTTAAATTGCGAAGCATTGATGATTTTGCGAATGTAGTTGCTCCATATTGATAAGAAAAATCTAAATACAGATCGTATTCAGCTTGTGATAACTTCACGCCCTGCAACGACTGACGAAAAACCTGTTCATCTTTGGCGATATGCGCTTGTGCGATTTGCACCGCTCTTTTTTGATTAATTGGCTTGTCTGTCATTTTGACTTTAGCGCCATTCTCGTATTGAGTTGAGCCGATGCCAATTGTGGCCACACCTCCAGTGTCTTTATAAGGCTTTGAGGAATAGCCTTCATATCCAATTAAAGACGTAAAAAAAGCAGCCGAAGCTGCTAGAAGGACTACTGAAATCTTAGTTTTGTTTGACATCACACTCACCTTTTAGATTTTGAACACGTAGCTTGTGTTCAGCTTTCTTCATTTCATGTTCAATTTTTTCACGCCGATTTTTTTGTACTGCAAAGTAAAGTTGAATCATTAAACCGATCGCTGCGATGATTAAACCACCCCACGCTATGACATCAATTTTCGTAGCGAACCCCACAAATGAAGAAACACCACTTGTTGCTGTGACTTTTTGACTTATTGCTACCGCACTCGCTTCTACAGCAGAGTTTTCCGACATTTTCATTTCTCCAGATAATAAAAAACCGCCTGTAAAGGCGGTAGTTTTTGGTTGTCCAATCCATCATCGGACTAATAGTTAAACTTCGATTTGATATACAACGCCCGTGGGCGCACTTCGCTTTATTTCATTACCACTGATATAAACCTTTGCCCCCATGTTAAAGACTGTTGCACTGGTGCAAAGCACAAGCCCTGTACCATCAGCCACCAATACTTTGTAATTTGGATGATCTGCATTTTGAACTGTGCCTATAAATTCGGGCGTTTTAGGTAACATCTCAAAGAAGCGATTATAGATATTACTCACGATTCACCCTCTCAATCTTAACGGTCTGATTCACAAGCTTATGAGTGAATGAACCGCTGACGCCATCGACAATACCCCACCAATCACCATTAAATGCGACCAATTCACCTGGTAAACACAAACCGATTTGCTGAGTAATTGGCATCAATAAGCTATGTGTCTCAACCATGCCAGCTTTGGCTAGAACTTCACGACCTTTGCTATGCATCACTGTAGTTGATGTCAGCAATGGACTATTGATCGATTCTTGAAGCACATCACCCGAAGTTCCAATTCGCTTTACTTGACCTGTGTCACCTGTACGGTCGTTAGTAAGAAATACCCCGTTATAATCGGGATATGGCTGATAATCAGTCGATTGATCTGTGACAATATTTTCTGGAATTACCCGGTCATAATCATCAATCGCAATTGAATCCCACCAGGTCTTTTTATAACGCGGCTTGATTGTCAATGTATTGCTATTTGGCTCACTGTAAATAAAGCCTCCAGCAGCTTCTACAATTAATTTAATCGCGGCTATCGGTGTCAGATTCGAATAGCTCAAGCTTTCAGGTGGTAAGATCCAACCTAGCGCATCAATCAGATCCCAATTCAACACAATATCACTGTTCACTCTATCAAGCTCAGCTTGAACCAGTTGCACCGACGTTCTTTCACTCTCTTGAGTGAAAGATCTTGTCGGTGAATATGGCGCATCAAGTAATGCAGTAGGACTACGACCTGAGAGCTTGTAAACATCTTTGCCGAACTGTCTTGAGCGGCTGATATTTTCAAGAAGCATTCGATGTTCATTACCATTGATCATGATTTTTAAGATCACTGGTTTTCCATTGATCGGCTCAGTTTTAGATTTTTCATAAAATGGTATCGAAAGATTATAAGACCAACTCCAACTGCTTCGATCTGTACTGTAATCACCACTATAAATTTGAATCTCTTGTCCGTTGTCTAAACGAGTTACTTTGATTTCATTCACGATATACCACCAATCAACAGGTACTGAGCTAGGTAAGCATTCATCAGCACCAAAATTTAAAATGACGTTGTGAGAATCAATGTCATGACATAAACAAATAAAATTAAGATCAGGTGATCCAACATATTCAGGCTTTGGCTGCGGATCGATTGGATCTACTTTAGATTTGCGGTAATAAACTGCCCTTGCCACTTCCCACGGAATAGAATTAGTAGTAACCAGCTCTAATCCTTTGTCGTGGATGAATGTAAATCGCTTTTCAAAAACTTCTGCGACTTCATGACTAAACGTAATTTTCTTACGCTTTCTAATCATTTCATCCCAACTGGTTTGACGATGAATCAATAACTTTTCAGATTCTTCAAATATCAGCGTTCTAGCAATAAAGCGCTTGTCATTCTCTTGCCAAACCAAGTTTAAATCACTGGACAATCCTGTTGTTTCTTCAAATACAGAACGGACTGCGCGCTGTAGCTGTTGAGTTTTATCAAAACTTGTCATCACAGCATTGGATAGACTTAAACCACGCTCAAAAATAAAGGCGCTGTTCTGCGCCTTAAATCTTGCTTTGCCATATCTCAGATGTTGTTCAAGTAATGCATGTGCAGCCTTTTGATAACTAAAAACACTTAAATGATTAAGTCCTAAAATGAAATTAATATCAAATACAGCAGCAACTTCAAAGCTGAAATTAGTATCTAAAACCGTGTCAATCGTGCATAGGTTTTCTGCAAATTCCGCAACAATCTCAAAGCTGAAACTGGTATTTAATACAGTATCAATCTGCCCGATGACATTGATATTTTCTTCAAATACTGCTTCAACTTCAAAGATAAACTCGGTATCAAGCACCGTGTCGATGACTGCACTATTTACAACACTGTCAACATAAACTGCGGTGACTTCAAAACCAAAACTGGTATCTAAAACCGTATCAATAGTTGCAGATACATCATCCCCAAAATTGAGATTGGTCGAGCCATCGGCTAGATGCTCAAAATTCAGAATGATGTTGTGGCTGTCGGTATTATCAGGCTTAAAGTTTAGGTTTAGGTTGTGAGCATCAACGGTGCCGAGCTTATTTTTAAAATCCACATGAGCACCCTTTCAAAGTTAAGGTCTGAGTTTTATTGAAGTGACTGACAATGTACCACCCAAAGCCAAATTGGTATTGGCAAGCGTAATATCAGTACCCACTGTCAGATCAGCAGCGACTTCACCAGCACCGTTATAAACACGCGCCCATGCTGCCGTGCCAGACTTAACAACTGAACCTGTATTGGTCGGATGCAACTCAACATAAACTGGCGTGACTTCTTTAACGCATGGCTCAGGAAATGTGAGTGTCACTAAAGCATTGTTTGAATCGGCTGAAACTGATGTATCTACAGGCTGCACACCCTCATAAAAAATAACGGTAGCACTTTGGCTACCGCTATCCATAAAACTTGCAAAGGCTTGAATCATGGCAAACCGAGCATTGACTGAAGTTTTACTCATTTTGGCACCACGTTATCTTGAATGACTGCATTAAGGTCTTTGGTTGTTCTTGTAGCTATAACAATGTGTGGCTTTGCAGTAAGCCACTCAAATTTATAATCCCCATTTCTATCGGACATGGTTTTCTGAACCACATTCAAACTAATAGAATCAATTAACAGAATTGGTGTGGGAGTTGTTAGCGCAGCACCTAACATTTTTACGCTACCTAAAATTTTAAGGTTTTTTGTTGGATTGTATTCTGCTGAACTCCTGCCCACAAATCTACGCTTAATGCGATCATTAACTATAATCATAACCCCTCCGCAACTTGCAAAAGCATCTGACCGTCCCGACGTTCTCCAAACTCAACATTTAAGGCCAGAAAAACTTTATCTTCATCAGCAAAGAAACTAAAATTTGCAATCGGTTTGAGTTGATACAACCATCGAATAAACGGTAATTTCCCTCTAAATACACCATCCGCAAAAAGATCGACTTCTGTATAAATCACTTCTGATAGATTTGTAACGGTGTCTGTAATATTTTGGCTGCCTGTCTGTGTTAGCCGCTGCGCGGAGGCACTCCCCATGCTATGCAAAGAATCCCCATTAAGTTTTCGTGATAGCGCAATTGTGTTGAGTGTTGAACCTTGCACTAATCCTTGCGACCAACCTTTTGCTTCAGGTGAGTAGGATGCTGTGCTATTCCATAACACGCCAGCCAAATAGTCATTAAACAGGTCGCCCGAATAATAGGTTTGATACTTTCCGTACCCGTTCACAATGTAGTTTATAGATGTTAAGCCAGGATTTACCGCAATAACAAAACTTTCACTTGTTCCAATTAGAATCCAAGACCTAGCGCCTACCGATGGGGTATTTGCTTCACTCGCATTTGGCTCAGCAACGTGTCGCGCTCCAGATTCTCCATGTGCGTAATACCACTTCATCCAACCATTCATTGTGGATGAATTTGTTGTTGTGCCTGTTGCTACCCAATTTTTATTGGGTGCTGCGCCATCGAAAGGAGATTGCACACCAAGCATTGTGTCAATATCAGCCATTTCTTCAACTATGCCCACTTTTGCAAATTTCGCATAGTTCGCATTCCAGAGGGGGTCGCGCTCATCAATGACTCGCAAATACGGGCGACTTGGCAAAAACTCATTGGTTTGGCGATAGACTGCCTTTCCGCCACCATTTGCGTTTACACTGCTGAATGGTTTTTCCCAGCCGAGTGGCGGCAATGATGCACTAATGGTACCTGTTGCTGTACTTACACTTGGCGCTGCTGCAAGCTGAAATGTAATGCTATTGGCATTCGGCACAGTCAAAATACGATGTTCGCCGTTATATTCGGTTTGTGTCGCGCCTGCAATTTTAATCACTTGGTACTGCATAAAGTTGTGAGCAGAGCCAAAAGTGGCTGTGACTGTGGTTCCGCTTGCTGTCAGTGTTGAAACCGTTTGCGAACCAAAACCATTCACTAAACATGCATCAAGCACATTAATCATTGAGCCATAAGCATTCTGTAATTGCGGTGCATTGGTGTTGCTATGCACATAAAATTTAATATCTGTACTTGCGACCATTTTTTTACTCAATAAAAAAGGCTGCACATGCAGCCCATTAGGTTAATTGTTTAAATATCCCGATCAATATCGCCACGATACATGATCTGGAAATTGTCACTTAGGACCGTTGGTTCTGATTGCTTCACAGTACGAATACACCAAATTGGATACATTGCAGCAATGGAATTGAATCGCAAGACATTACCTGATGCCCAGCCTGCACCCCAGCCCTCTTTTTTAACTTGAAAGTACGGCTCACTGGTGACTGGATTAATCGGCATACAGTCAGCATTGACATTACCTGTGCCAATCTGACCAGACACTTCACCAATAATTCTAAAGTTTGTCGTGTCAGTAAAAACGATTGCCCAACGTTCCTGAATCGCTCCTTTGTTCGTCACAGCAATTGGATACAAAGCATCGTTGTAGTTTGCTGACATCGGCGCACCTGTTGCTGTGTCAGCCCAAGCGTTATTCCACGTGCTTTGTGCAAATTTGCTTGTGTAGCGACTAAACATATCACCAACCACCAACGCTGAACCCACAATCGAGTTATCGGCATCATAGTTGTGTGTAACAGGCTTAGTTAATGTGATTTGACCATTAATCTGTACATCATTGATGAGACCCATGTCTTGATAACGATATGCTGCCGAAACAGGTGCAACAAGACTATTCAAAGCAAAGTCACCACTTAACGTCACTTTCCCATAATCATAATCTACGGTGTACATGTCATAAGGCACTTTAACACCGTTAGCATCTTCAAGCTCACACCAGGATATACGCTGATCATCTAAATCATAGGTTTGCCCTGCTACGTGGCTTGGCAACTCTTGAAGCTTGGATGAAGCAATCACGCCAATATCGCCAACACGGAAAATCGGTACACGGCCATCAGGTGGCAGACGTGTCGCACTCAGTCCAAGGATTTCAGAATCAAGTGGAATGTAGGTATAAGCCACGGCGTTATATCTAACACTCGTTGGATCTATCCAGTAAGGTATATTGATGAATGTTTGCGTTGATTCAACATATTCTAGTTCTGGCAAATACCAATCTTGCGCTTCGATTTCATCACGATTTTCAGTTGTGATTTCAGTCTTGGTGTAGAAGTAGATGTCAACAAAACCTGTTTCAAAGTTGACTAAGCCATGCGCTTGAGCTGTTTCAATCACTCCAGCTTCATTTGCGGTTAATGTCAGCTGTCCCCCTGCCATTGCTGCAGCAACTACAGTTAAAGAACCAGGGCGAATGGGAATAGTCGGTGTCCGAAAACTGACATGCTGCACGGGCAACATATCTGTTGTCGTGGTTAATGACTGCAATACAAGATTGTTATCAACATTCGGTGTCCAACTATCAACATCAATCACGCCAGTACCATATTGAATCGTACCGCTTTGTGTGCCACTTCCTGTGGCTGGATCAATATTTCGATAGATCAATCCATTGCGGTCAATGAATGTATCCGAACCCACTTTAAAACAGACCGAGCCTGAAAGGATCTGCTCATCAAAGCCTTGGGTTAAATCAAAATTGAGCTTTGATGCGGTGACTTGTTTTGTATCTGTATTTACCCCTGATGTATCACGATACTTCACCTGTACGTCGACATTTGAGAATACCTTGTATGGCACCTGAACGGCTTCTACACGGTTTGCCTGAGGTAATGAAAATGCTTCACTCATATTAAGAACTCGTATAGTAGGTTTGTGGCAAATACACTGTTGTCCATGTTGTTACACTTAAAGTAGGTGTAACTTCAACAGCACCCGTTGCATAAGTGATCGTGCCTTGAATATTGCCAAATGAGTCCACTAGATTTCCTGTTGATGCATCTATTGGCTGATCAAATAATGTAAGGATCTGCACTGCTGATGAACCCAATCCCTCAGACACAGGTACACTCAACTCAACGCTATTCGGCTGAATTGCTGAACCTGTACCGATCGTAAACATAAGCTTATTGTTTGAATCAGGTGCTACAGCTGCTTTTGTCTGCGCTTTAGGCTCACCGTAGTTAAAGGCAAACGTGAATACGGCATTTTTCTGCGGTAATTTATTTGGAATAATTTTCCCTGTGCCTAAGGCGTAGTTAATTGTTCCTGTTGCATCACCTGTGAACTGCCCTTGTGCATTACTGGTAGCCATTTTCTCCACCCCCTCAAGCAGCCACGTCACTGTCACTGAACTTGCAGCAATCCCTAGTTGATTCAAATCAAACTCAATCGCTGCTGGTAAAACAGCTAGATCAGCGCGTGCAAAGGTCGTTATAGGCGTACCCCAAAGTAGTAAGATTGGCGTACCCACATCAGGCAAAGCACCCGTGGTCAGTAACCACGATCCTGTTTGATAATTGATGCTGCCTGTGCCTATCGATTCATTTGCACCAACCAATCGCCCTGTTCCATTATCTTTTAAGGTATAGAACTTACCTTGAGCCATAAAAGAAATGCTAAGCGCACCCGGTGCGGGAATCGGTAATAAAACCCCTGTCCAGTTAGTACCTTGGTTGTTGGCTGTTACTGGAAAAGCATAAGATTCAAAAGGCTGTGTCGGTGCTGCCGCAGGTGTAAAAGTAAGGTTGATTGTTGCCGCACCCGTACCAATTGCATTAGTCCAAACAATTAGACCTGTTTGGTAATCAATCGTTCCTACTTGAGTACCTGAAACAGTGCGTAACGTGCCGCCATTATCTGTAATTGCTTGCCCAAATAGAGTGAAAGCAACTGAACCTGGTAGAACACTAGATCCGATATACAAGCTCTGACTAGTGTTCACAATCGTGTTGAAAGTCGCAGTAATCGTTCCGCTATTACCAGCGATTAAAGCAACATTTTCACTCAGTGCATTGAGATCAACTAAAGGCGTTTCAGTCTGCGATGACGGGATTAACTGTGAAAAGATTGATGCTGCTTGAATCGTAAAGCTATTCACTGCCACATCTTCTGCAATTTCAACACTGGCATAGTACTTACCCGAATCTGCTACCACCGTCTCTCTTAACGTAGTTGCTGGTTTTGTGTTGTTGTACCACTGTGTAGCAGTCACACCGATGAAATCGCGGTTCAATGGATCCTGAAAGCTATAAGTCGCAATCTTGTATTCCACATCAACATTATTTACACGAATGAATGCCATACTTGTTGATACAGCGGTCAATCGAATATATTGAGTCACTTCTGAGGGTAGACCTTCATTCACAACCAAAACAATCGTATCACCCACGTTGTTTTCTGACTCGCTCTTGCTCATCGCCACTTGTAATGACTTCATTCCTGAATACGCTGTATCAAGTAGTGAGCCGACTGCCTGTGCACCTTTAGCGAGATAGCTTTCAACACGATTTGCTGCATTAGAGCGAACGTCAGTATGACTTTCTGTACTGAACAATAATGCCGAGACATTTGGATCATCGGGATTTTTGGAGATGAATACGGTTGATCCCATCAAAGACTCAGTATCACTATTATTGATCCCTGCAAAGATTTTACGCAGTGATACACGGCCCATTGTCCGATCAAGTTCTGATACATCGGGAAAAAGATTATTGCTCTCACCATCTACAACAACTTGGCCAGAGTACTTCCCTCCACCATCCGTTGTGTCTGTCAGGCGCTCAGACTTGTATAAAACTAGATTGTTTGTCTCAACTGGCATCTGGCACCTCAATAAATCTTAATGTTGCTCGGTAATAATCGCCTTCAGAAATGGTAGGAACACCACGTACTGGATCTGCTTCAATCGCTCCCTCAGCATGATTAAAAATCACATTAAATTGGCGAGTGTCGTGTGGATATTCAAATACAAGGGTGAATTGTTCATCTTGTAAAGCTGACCAATCTTGAATCACAGATAAAACAGCTCTTTTTATCCATCCCTGTTTTTCAGTTTTAGATAGCAATGTAATTGGTCTACCAGATTTCTTTTTCCCCTCTTGAACAATCAAGGTACCGTCGACGGCGTACTCTTGATTTTGCTCAACTGGCTTCCAGTTAAATTCATCTGAAAATAAAAAACCGTTCTCTAAAAGAACGGTTTCGTTTGTTGCCTTGCGTATAAATTTCATTAGAACCTCTTTTTAGCCTGCTCAAGCTGACTAAAGAAATCATTTACTAGATCTTGTTGAGATGGATCACCCTGAAATTCGATTTCGCTTCCATTAAATTCAAATTTATAAATTTGAGTCTTTGGTGTTGAAATATCGGATGTATTAGGCATCTTGGGTGACTCAATACTAGGTGCTTTAATGCTTGGAACTTGTATTGATGGGCTGTTATTTCCCATAGATACACTAGCACTTCCAGACTTACTCGAATTTCTGTTTTCCCAATAAGCGAGCGTCTTCTCCATTTCTTGCTTAGTGGTATTCATGTTCTGAGTTGTTCCGCCTTTCAGTGATGTAGTTGTCTCAACTGCAAGGCTGTATCGAGCTTTATCAGCAAGATCACGCGCTCTGCTTTGATCCATACCAGCAGCAACCAATCGGTCGTAATAGTCCTGTGCCATCTGATCAATGCCACCTTGAAGCTCAGATAAGCCCTTATTGTTTGAGGCATCTTTAGCTTTACGAGCTGCATCAACCTTAGCCATTGCATCTTCCCATTCCTGAGCAGTTGATTTGGCTTCGTCACGAGCTACACGACCAAGTTCTCGGAATCCTTGCGCTGCTCGTCCAGTGGCACTCTTAGCAGCAGAACCAATCGGGTATAAAGCATCAACAATCTCTCGGGTAGTTTTTACAACAGCTCTTCCAGATTTATCAATTTCAAGATTAAGACCATTTGACTCACCAATTGCCTTTACTCTTGCAATGCGAACCTCATCTCCAGAAGCAACTACTTCATCAACCATTTTTTGGTAGGCTTGTTTCAAACTTCCCGAAGTTGCCTGACCGCTTCTCTTAATGACATCAAAGTTCTTCTCAGCAGATGTAGCTGCACTATCAAGTTCATTTTTGGTTTTAATCCCCATCGCTGCAAATGCTGCATTTACAGGATCTAAAGCCTTTGATAATGATCCAGCTTTTTGTTCAACCATAGTCAAACCTAAAGCGACCTGCTCAGATGAGATTTTCCCTTGATTACCGTACTCAACAAGTTTGTCTTTCACGTAATCAAGTTCTTTTCTTGATTGCGCGGTATCAATGGCTTTGTTTAGACTTGCTGATAATGCTAGTCCTGTATCGATACCTTGGGCCTTATATTCATCTAGGTTACCAATCACCATCTGAATATCATTGCTTGCTGATTGAAATGCCTTAGAAAACTTACCTTGCAATTGCTCAGTGCTTAAGCCTGTGCGCTCAAGTGCAAGCTCCAAAGCAACTTGAGTAACTTGTGCCATTTTATTGGCTTCTTGAGCTGTTCCTGCAAATGCAGCCTTGGCATTTGTTTGAAATACAACTAAATCCTCATTCACCAATGCCGATTTAAGCTCTGCTCTTAACTCTTGTGCAGTTATTTTCCCTGTTCTTTCCAGCATATTTAATGCTGAAACAGCATTATTAATTCCAGTTAAAGAATCAAATTTCATTGATTCACGAACTTCTTTTAATGCCTCTGCTGTTGGCTTTCCATCTTTTACAATTTGGTTGAATTTATTAACTAAATCTTGAGAGGCTTTGCTTAGTTCATAAGTTTTTATTGCACCTTTTTCAGCAGCATCAGCGATTTCTTTTTTCATGTCTGCTGAAACTTTGGCTGCAATTGCCTCGTTCTGCATTTGGAATTCTAACTGCTCTATAGCAGTCATGTATCTTTTATCGCTTTCAGCAGATGCATTCAAGTTATGCCAAGCAATCTCAGCTTTTTCAACTTGCTTAGCTAACCCCTCACCAATCCAAGTTCCTACTGGCTCCATTACAGTTGGTACTAAAATACCAAATGCGGTAATTGCAACTCCTAATGCCCCTAATCTTCCAATTAGTAAACCCAATGAACTGTTAGTCGCAACTGTAGATGCTGCAACTGACTTTGAAGAAGTTGCTGCCGCGGTAGCCAATCCAGCCTTAGCAGTTGATGCAGAACGAGTTGCTGTTGCGTTTGCAAGTTGTGCTTGCGTATTTGCAACAACAGATGCTGTTTCTTGTGTTATAGCAATTGATGCAACTCTTACACCAGCAGCTTTATCAAGGAATACACTAGCTATATTAAGTGCCTTATAAGCAATAAATGCCTGTGTTGCCAATTTTAAAGTATTGAAAATAGCATCTAGATTTTCAGCAACCCATTTTAGAGATTCAGCAACTTTTGTACTTACACCATGTGTTTGATCTAACTCCCCTATGAATACTGTCCACGAAGTTTTAAGATTTTCGATGCTGCTCCCAATGGTTGTTGGAAATTGTTCAAATTCCTTTTGAATAACTGCCGACTGGCTAAGCATGGCTTTGGTTACTACATCAGTAGTTAATTTTCCTTCACCTGCCATTTTCCTCAATTCGCCAGTAGTTACACCTAGACCTTCAGCAAGCGCTTGCATCAATCGAGGTGATTGCTCCATCATGGAATTAAATTCATCACCACGTAGCACACCCGATGCTAACGCTTGCTGAAATTGGGTAATTGCTGCCTCTGCGCTTGCTGCGCTACCTCCGCTCACTTGAATAGCTTGACTAATTGTTTTTGTTAGCTGCAAGACTTGCTCTTGCGGAATTTTCATTTCTTGCCCGATTTTAGTTAATCGTGCATATAAGTCGCCTGTAGCTGTTAAATTTGAATTTGTTGTCCTTGCAATTTCAATTATATCAGCCATTGCTGCTTTGGCATCACCATGTGTTCCAACAGCAATTTTTACACGCGCATTAAGGTTTGACCACTCATCTGCTGTTTGAGCGATTTCCTGTGCAGTAGCCCCAATACCTAAAGCTGCTAAAGCACCTGTTACAGCATTAAACCCCGTCTTAAGCCCTGCAAGCTCACCACTTACCTTTTGGCTTAAAGACTCTGTTTCTTTAAGTTCTTGGTTTGTGCTATCTAAAGTTTGGTCTAGATGATCAATAACAGGTATAGCCTGCTGAGTTGCTCCCTTAAACTCAGTCATTGATGCTTCTGTGAGATTTAATGCCCTTTCAAGCCCCTGAACTCGCTCTTTTGCTGCCGTGAGTTCTTCTAAATCAACACCTTTTGAGTTAGATAAATCTACCCATGCATTTTTTGCGCTATTTAATTCTCGTGTTAAGGATTCAATAGCAGTAGAACCAAGCTGACTAATTCTCTGAACTTCTTTTGTAGATACAACTGCACCATCACCCATAGACTCGATAGCACGAGTAGCACTTTGAGCTTCGGAAATAACTACGTTTAAATCTACTGAAGTAAATTTTTGAATTTCATTGATAGTGATGCTGGTAGCTTTTGTTACACCTGTCATCGCATTTGCAGCAACCGTTTGATATGCACCAAACGCAGTTTCAACATCACGAATCGCTCTTTTTATATCCGTGATCTTGCTAATTGCTTCACCAATATCTTGAGGTGAGGCTTTTGCTTCAGATAGTTGTAGATATTGAGATTGTGCAGCTGCTAACTCATCTTTTAAAGATGATATTGCCTGCTGACTTTGTTGAGACATTGATCGAATTTCTTTAGCAGAAATTGTGCTTTTATCTCCCAATGCGACAATCACATTTGTAGCTGCATTTAACTCAGCTGTTAGGTCTTTTACTCGATCTTGTGCTTCTGTAGAGACGATATTTTTGGTTGAATCAGATGACTTCTTAGTTTTTTTCTCTAGCTCTTCAACCGCAGTTCCGATTGCCTGAAACATCTGCTCTGCTGTTTGCTTCGACTTCTTAACCGATGAATCAAAATTGTTTGTATCGCCTTGCATGACGACTTTAAATACTAGATCTTTCGACATACTTTTACCTCATTACCGAATAAAAAAGGCAATGTAGACATGCGGTAATGAACATATCTACATTGCCAAACTGAATATTTAGGCAATAAAAAACCCGACACTTGGTCGGGTTGATTTAGCTAAGTTAATTATTCCAACATAGAGTTGCAATATTTACATTTTATAGCTGTCATTCTTATATCTTTTGAACAAATAGGGCACGATTTCATCTTTATATCTTCAGCATGTTGTATTTCATTGTAGTTATACAAATCCCCAACCACTCGATTCCTTGTTTGATTAAGTGCCTGATGATCATCCTCTGAATTATAGATCTGATCTTGGATTTTTCTTTTATTTAGTAAAATAGGTGTCAAAAGCAAAATAATGCACCCTAGATACAAAATCACCCACCCAAATTGCAATTGAATAGAACTCATCATTGCATCAGCAAATCCACCAAAAGGATTTCCTTGGAGTTTTTCAGTAACTTCAGCTTTGGTTTGACTTATTTTATTTGTAACCATGTATAAATCGATGCTAATTAGAACAAAAGAGAGTCCACCAGTTAGCCACAACAATCTCAATTGATTAAAGAAAATTAATATAAAAGATAGGATAGCCAAAGCGCAAACTATTAAGCCATCACTTTTACCATTATTTAATAAAGATATTGAACCTAATATGGGGGCGCTTAATATAGGCAAAAAAACACCTATCAAAAGCACTAACGCTCCCAAAAATCCAATTAATTGCTGCTTGGTGAATTCCATTTTTTATTCTCACTTATTCTTTACATCAATTTTAAAAATTTTTCCTCTACAAATAAATATTGTGTACTCTTGCATGTCTATGTCGTACTTATACTCAGTAGTAGCACATACAAAACTGCCATCTTCATATACATAATATTTAGGTTTCTTTTTCCCCATTTTATTAATCAACATTTCCTCAGTATCACCAACAAAAATAGCTTCTGTAGTGCTACGCATTGAGTTAGTTTCACGCGCAAAAATACTTGCTGATAATAAAAAAGATAATGCCCCTAGTACTAAAAACTTTTTCATAATGCAACCCACTTGTTATTAATGCTCATAATTTAACAAATGTATTTAATTTAGTCACTAAAAACCCGCACTTGGCGGGTTTTGTCATATATTAATTACATAGGCAATGTTTTAAGAGTTAGCTTTCTCAGTTGATTAGCTCTATGTCTTATTTCATGTCCTGCCATAAATTCCAATAGAGGCTCAAAAGCTTCTGCAAGTTTCACGATATTTAAACTGGTATGGTGCACTGACTGAGGCATGACAATGACTTTACCTTTATTTACAGTTACATAATAAACAAGACGCTCATCATCGGTGTTTTGATATTGCATTTTGTCACTAATCTGCTGCGCTATCTCATGTGCTATTGGATTTTGCAGAGTTGGGTAGCGAGAGGCTAAGTTCTTTATAAACTCATCCAATTGCGATCTCCCACTTGTGATACGCATCAATGTGCTGTCGATCACTACGCTACACTGCATCGCCTACAGATTCAGCCAATCGACAGTTATTTTATCACTCGCCCAACCCACTTACAAACTTTTCAAGTATTTTTCCCAATCTCTCTTGTTTGCTCCAGATGCCATTCTCTGAGCAATTGCATAAGACTTCACTTGCTGCCTTTCGACAGCATGACCTTCTTTTAAATATTGCAGAAATGCACCATAGCTCAAATCCAAAATGTCGTTGTGTCTATGCCCCATCTTCACAAGATATGCAAAAGCCTCGAACCAACTTGAATCTTTACTATCAGTTTCTTTTTCGTCTTTCTTAAAGAATGCCTCGTTTACTTCAATGATCTTTAAAACAAGCTCAACAATCATTCTAGATTGCCCTGCATTCTCATTAAATGATTCAGGGCTTATGGTTGTAACCAATGAGCACATACCCATGATATTAAGCATCTGAGGCTCAATTAAAGGTGTGATTGTTTCTATTGAATAACTTTCTAGCTTTTTAATTGGATCTGCAAATTGAGCAAAACGATTTAAGTTCTTTACTTGGATTTGTTTAATCTCAATATTCTGATCAACAAAAACATAGGGCAATGATTCATTGTTCAAAAGGAAAAAGTCATTCATAGAAATAATCCTAAAATACAGGCACAAAAAAAGACGCTTATGCGCCCCTGTGCCTGCACGTATTGCTTAAACTGGTGCTGCAATCTGCACAACACGACCAAACAAGCCAAGACTTGAGTCGCTACCTTTCTCTGCATCAGATAATGCCATGCCGCTGATTTCATAAGAACCAAGTTCTTCATGAATCAATGGGAATGTAGCCGAAGCATCTTTTTTAGTACGCCACAACTTCACTTCGACTTTGCTATTGTCTACTGTGTTGATACCACGGAACGTAAGCTCGTATTCTTTACTGTCCTGGTCATTGATTGTAGTAACCGAGGCTGTGCCTGCGGTAAAGTCAGCAGTTAATGGCATGGTTAAACCAGTAACATCATTAAATGTGATTGTGCCAAAAGCTGAATCAACTTTGTATTTTGATGCATCAACAACAACTGGTGTTCCCGTTGAATCCTTGATAACTACATTCGACACATTGTAGCCACCCAAAGCAACTTCTTGACCTACTGCAACCGTGCCAAGATTCTTAGCTGTCACCGTTCCGCCTGCAATTGCGGTTGCCTGACCATTAAGAATATAAGCAATATTTTCTTTGCTTGCTTCTTCCAAAGTACCTTTAAAATTTACGCTACGAGTTCTTGTCATCATAAAATCAGTAGTGCGTTGACCAGTTGTAGACTCTTGATGTTCGATCACATCGCCATCTAACTCGATCTCGAAATCTGGCGCATTCCCCACATGACGAGCTGCCCCAGCAACACCTGCAACAATCGGCGATAAGTACAATTTACCTTGCAACGAAATATACTGTTTAGCCATTGGCTTTTACCTCTTTTGTTAATTTTGGTTCTGTTTTGACTTCAATAATCAAACCATCGCTTAATAGTTTTTCGATCTGCACTTGCGGCAAATCCCCGATTGTGTCGCCCTTTGACCACGGGCCAACTGGTTTTAATGCTTTATATCGCTTGGTCATATGCACCTCAAAAACTGTTAATCATCTGACATTCAAATAGGTACGGTAGCCACAATTTGCCAGCCGCCGACATATGTTGAACGCCTGCATTTGCTCGCTTGAACTGCTTAAACCCTAAAACATCTGGATTAAAGCCTTGCATACGCTTCAATATTTCAATAATCATCGGACTGGCTGCGTTACGAATCTTTGTTGTATCTTCAAGCTGTGAACCTGCTTCCTCAACACACAAAACGATAAGCCATTGCTGATAAACAATACTTGCTGAACCATTGCCTGCCGACTCACCCACTCGATCATCCACATAAATAACGCTAATGGATGGCGCAACCGCTGTAGACTCAAGCATGTCATCAACAGAAAAAGGCGTGTACACAGCCTGAATAGACTCAATGTCTTGCAGACGACCTTTAATGATTGATTCAAGCGCAAAATAATTACTTGGCATCTTTTAATAAATCCTCCAAATAGCTCTCCATCGCAGTCAGCATATTCTGTGCATCATCTTCCGAGACACCAAAGATTGGACGCGCAGGAACCGTGATTGATTTGCGTTTTACCCAACCACCAGTAGGAGTTTTAAAAACAAGATAAGGCTTATTCTTCGCTCTAATGGTTCCGCCATAATGCATTAGCTTTGCATATAGAACGTCAGTGAGAATTGAAACGCCATTTTTATTAAGTCGAGTACGGATCGAGTTCAACAATCGCCCCGTGTCTCTTAATGTTTGACCATTTTGGGCGATTGCTCGCCATGACTTTTGCCATGGTCTGCCATCAGGTGCTACACCACGCTTAAAGCGATCATGAACACCCTCAAGTAGAATGTCGCCCAACTCGTCATAAAGCGCCTTATGGTCTCCTGCTCTAGCTTCTACTTTACGCAGCCAATCCTGAATCTTCTCTTGACCCTGAAAGTAAAATCCCTGTCTATCTGCCATGACCACCTCACTTGACGCTTGGCATCTTGTTTAAAACATCATCGCTAAAGACACCACCGCGATATGTAGTCCCAATTGGCATAGTGGTAGGTGATTTAGCAGCAGGTTTAACTTCTTGAGTTGTTGGATTTTTGACAAGTAAAACGTTTGTGCCTTTTGAAACGCCCTTTAGATAGCTCATCGCATCGTCATAACGTCTACGGACTTCTTCAGATGCTTTGCTTTTCCAAAGTAAATAGCGGGCAATATCACAGACAAAGATTTTTATATTTTCAGGTGGGTATTCGAGAGGAATGGCATACTTAGCACCAATCCAACCGTCAATGATTGAGCCCGCATCTGCTATTGCAGCGTCAACAGACTCACCCCCCGTTAAATAACGCTCTAACTGTGATACTTCTGTCAGGCTGTAACGCTTCACCATGTCATCACGTGTTGCGTACATGACAGCCACCGTTATGTTGTTGATTTAACTTTTACCAATGCTTTTGGCTTCAACACGGTTGGTAATTGGTTTGCTTGAACATGCAAATCAAAACCACGATCAAAGTCTTTAGTGCGCTGTTTAGCATAATAAGGCAACGCCAAAGTATTCACCGTCTCATTGAAGTCAGCAGGTGCTAATGCAGTCACAAACACATCCTGAGTACCACGTGGATATGCTGAACCTGTTTTAGTCGCATAAATCGGCGTACCACCAACTGATTGACGATTCACGATAAATTTAAGACCGCCAAATTCAAAACCTGACGTGTTAGAACGACCTAGTTTTTGTTCAGCAGCAGACCAGCCCAAGAACACTTCACGAACGTTCTTATGAGACACCAAAGCATCATAAAAAGCACGATCCACTTCAACTTCGATTGACGTGTAAATCTCTTGACCTAAAGCATCTTCGATGTTGTCAATAACGTCTTGGCATTTTGCCGCAACGTTTGTTGTTGCTGTACCAAGATCAAAATCAACCTCGGTTTGAGTTACACCAAAGTCGGTGAAGTAATTAATAATCGTTGAGCCATCAGCGTCAACAATAATTCCTTGTTTTGCTTTTAAGCGACGAAACGCAAGTGTTGTATCAATCTTGTTTTTCATTGCTTGTAAACGGTCAAGAACTTTTCCGCTTACCGTTTCAGCAGCGGTACTGCCGAACGCACGCACACCCATCACATCCGATGCTAAAACAACATCTTCAAGCGGCATGTGTGGAATTGTCCAAGACTTTGCAATACGAGTACCTGAGCTGTTCTTTGGTGCAACACCACCCCAAGCGGTTGTTGGTACAAGAATATTACTTTCTGTCATGAACTCAGCAGCAAAGCTGTTTGTCGTGCCAGCAATCGGGCGGAACAATTCAATGTCAGATGGGTTGCCGATTCGGGTCGGTAAATTTGTAATCGCTAAAGATAATTCTTCAACGCTAAAAACTGATTGGTCTAAAATCATTTTAATCCCCTATTAAGCTGAACGAACTGGCAAAATATTTAGAGCTGCCAACGCTGTCACAGCATTAGTTTTCTCACCAGCGGTTACGCCAGACGCATAAGCCAACTTGCCTTCTGCAAAGCGTGCATCACGGGCAATAATCACTCCTTGCGCTGTTTGCCCTGAACCAGTGACCACTGAATCACCAATATAAATACCTGCCGCAGCATTGGTCGCCTGGACGCTAAACTTGATTACGTTCCCACTGCCGTCAAATGCAATCACTTGACCATTTACCAAGCTTTGACTCGCTGCAATTGTCACGTTCTTACGACTTGGACGATGATTACCTTCCACTTCCCAAGCAATTACATCAGTTACTGCTGAATGACTATCTGTTACTGTTTGAACCATTTCTGCTTCCCCTTATTTGCGTTGTTTTGCTTGGTCTACAAGAGAACCAGCACCAAAGGTTTGTTTTTCATTTTCATCAGATTTCGCTTGATGAGTGAATAGATTGCTTGGGCCATTATTTGCAGGACTGTTTTTCCCTGAAAACTGGCGCAATTGTTTAACTGTGAATGAAAAACTTGCATCATCCATTGCTGTATATGCCGTTTTATCTTCAACACTGAATTGTGTTTTCAATTCTTTTTCTAGTGCTGAAATATCATCATTGCGCTTATTAGCCTTAAACTGCTTTAGTTCATTTAAAGCATTGTCACGCTCGGTTTCCGCCTGTTGTAAAGCGTCTTTTGCTTGCTCTAGTTCGGTCACGTCTGTGTCCTCTTGTGGATTGTTTGGATTGTGACTTGCTGCCACTGCCATTGTGTTTTCATCTGCACCCAAGGCACAAAACGAAACTTCTCTGATACGCCCACCACGAAATACCGTGATTGGCCCATGTAGTAACTTTCCATTCACAGTTACTGTGTTGCCAGCTTGAATCTCATCAATGCTTGCCGGCTCAATACGTACTGACATTTGCCATGGGAACCCATCATCAGAATCTGTTGCTACTTGAGTACCAAATTCATTACTGAGCAGAATTCCACTTACAGTTAATCCTGATTCATGGCTGATCGAATGGCTTTCAATTGCACCTGCTCGCTGATAGGACGAGTGCTCAAGTAATGCAGGAATACGACCCTTAATCTGCATTGAATCCAGATCAAAAATGACTTGCTTCCAATACCAATGGTCGGTAATTACTTCGCCGCTATAGGCAACACCTGAGAACGTCCGCTTTTTCTTGCCATCTTCCTGAGCATCTACATTTAGCTGCCCAAGTTGAAAGCAATATTGATTTGAATTTTCTATATCTGGCATTGTTTACCTCATGGAATTTTGGGTGGCTGTCTGGTGTTTGTGGATCGTTTTTTATTGGCGGTTGAACATGGCGCATAACCCCATCCCATTGCAGTGATCTTGCAACCTTGACAATTACAGCCACGTCCACGTTTAAATAAATCTCTAATCCATCGCATAATGAGCATCCATAAAAAAACGACCTTAAAGGTCGCTGTATCTGTTGAAAGGTTTAGTAAAGACTAAATACTGTCTGATTCGCCACGAAATAGCGCGTAGCTTGCTCTTTGGTTCGTTTCAGTACGAGTTGCTCATCTGTGTTGCTAACGACCTCTAAATTCAAATCAGGAGCCAATAGTGCGCCATTCATGCCACTAATCTTACTCAAATCTAGTGCCACGCCTTTTGCATCAAGAATGGTGATCTGCTTACCAACCTTTTGCGCTTGTTTGAACAATGTTGGTGTTTGAATACCAATTACACTTCCCACAGTTAAATTCAAATCATCAATGCCACGAATTGAATTACCAGTGAGCTTGCTTGTCGTATTCTTTGCTAATGTGAACAGCCGATTAAATGCACCTACAACTTTGTCCCAAATACTTTTGCCTGCCGTTCCATCCTGATCTTTTTGAAGTTCAGCCTGCTTTAGAATTGTTGTCAAAGCATTTTCTTTTTCATCAGCTAAATCTAAAGTGATACGCAAGTCACTTGGTCTGATATTCGGGTCTAATCGAACTGCTTTATCGACCATTTCATCAATAATTACTTGCTTCTCATCTGTTAAATCTGAAAGGCCTGTCTTGATAATCTGGTCAACTTCGGTATCAACCAACGTTTTTTTGCGAAGATCAATGACTTCTGTTTTAGCATCAGGCGTAATCGTTTTACTCGCTTCTTTCGACCTAAGTATCTCGTCTGGCTGCTTATCATAATTAGACGGCTGAAAAGCCCAACCAGCGTCAGGCTCAACATTTGGCAAATCCTCATTGGATGTTATTCCTTTTCGGATGGCTTGCTTTTCAGTGATTGCATTAATCGTGCAGCGACACCGATAACCATTTGGTGGATACCATTTCTGCCAAAACGGATCGTCAATGTGTCGAATAACGCCATCTAACTCTAAATGACTTGGACGAGTTCTTTTGTCGTTGATTGCAAAATATTCAAGATAAGGGCGTTTATCTTTATTCTGTTGCTGATGTAACCACCTACCATGAGCATAAGCATTCTGGATATTGGTTCTAAACACATTATCTAAATGCGCCTCTGACAACTCAATGCCATTTTCCTCAACCAGTTTTTGAAAGTCTCTAAAAGTACCACCACTCTCCAAAACCTTATAAGCTGAATCTAATACAGATTGAATCTGATCAATACCCGCCAAATGGCTCACAGTAGAAGCATATTGGCGTGAATTTAAATCAAGTGCATAGTAGTCGGCAGGCAGTAAAACACCCCTTGATCGAGCAAATGCAATAGCTTGTAAGAGCGTCATATTGTCCATTTAACGCCCCTCTTTTGAATGCATATATCCCAAAATATCAGCAGCGAACAAAGCCCGATCTAACACTTCATTAAATTGTGATTTGTCAGCAGTCTTAGCGATAGCAAATAGACTCGTTTGCAGTTCCTCAATGCTTTCACTACTCAGAATCAAATCTTTTAGGTCATTATGTGACAACAACTTGAAGTTTTGATCCGCCAATTCATCAAGCTCTTGCTGTTCTTGTGTAAGACCGTTAACACTTGCAGCAAAACTGAAAGGTTTGCTAGGAATTGCTTTAAATTGTGGCTGTGGTGTTTGACTTGGTAAAGGCTCTGCCAAATCACCATCTTGCAGCCCATACTCACGGATAAAATATTGATTGGTAAATACCGCACCTGCATCTTTAAGTTTTACGTCACGCTCAGCCTGATCCTTATTAAGCTGCTTAGACTTCTCACCCAAGATAATTTCATGCTTACCCCAACCATTTAAGGCACAGAGTGCATCTACAATCGCCTGAAATGTAGGTGTCACTAATCGAATATCCGCATTCAATTTATCTTTGCGAACATTGTCATGGACTTCACCTAATGCACGACTCCCTGTGCCATCAGTTCCACTTGTAAGAGTTTGACCTAAAATCACTTTCTGAATTTGGCGGATGATTGTATTGTTAAAGGTCTCGAATGATGTGCCAGCATTCCCACTCGAAGATACTGCCAATATCTCAACATCATCTTCTGCATCAATCGAAATGACACTTTGAGCATGAGCACTTAACAATGCTTGATTCATGTCATCAGGTTCAGAGTTTTTACATTTCCCTTTTAGAATAGGTGTACCGAAACGCTCTAAAAACTTTGCCCAGAACTTGAATCCATTCTTACGAAAGAAATCCAACCAATACACAATGGTGAGCAATGCTTTACCGTATGGCTGCTTATATGTCGCTTTGCGCCGTGTCATGAAAAATTTAAAGACCTGATCCACTTCGGTCTCTTTACCCGAACCATCCTGTCGATAGATCAAACGGCCATCATTTTTAGGTTCAAACCATTCCATTGGCTTTTCACCAATCCATTGAAAACCTATTTGCCCGTCATCAGCCTGATCATATACAGCTTCTAAAACTGAATAACCAAATAGCAATGCATTTATTGAACCAGAAGCAATCTCTGCAAACCATTCTTTAATTTCTTGCATTAATAAAATGGCTTCTGGTGTATCACTTGGCTCAAAGCGACACGGCGTTGCCAATAATGCATCTACTCGCGTTTCGACGGCTTGTGAGATTTCATCATCATCAAGAAGTATGGCCAAGCGGTGGCGTTTAATTCCTGCTTTTCGTAAAGTCTCATCTAAATCAATTTGCTTACTTAATTTATAAAATTGACTGACCGCTTCTTGAGAATATAAAGATCCTTTAGACAAAGCCTTTTTAGGCGCTTTGTCCTTGTTTTTTGACTTTACCATTTTGATACCTTAGTTAAAATGTACGACTTCCTGCAGTTGCAGGTTTCTTAGGTGATCGACCTTTGATTAATGGCTGTATGCCATATCGAATGCCGTCCATATGGTGGTTATGCATATCCAGAATTTCTGGTAGCACATCCCCAGCACGGTTTACTTTGTATGAATAGAGCTTAAATTCCCTTGCTGTTTCTGGGCAATCTGGGTGAATAACAATCTTTTTAAACTTTTTCATGAAAGTTACGCCGTCTTCAACTGATCCAGCCCACTTTTCAGCACCTTCAATCTTAAAGCCCTGCCGCTTCATATAACTAATCGTTTCAGGCCTTGAACAATCAGCTCTAATCTTATGTGTTCTTGAACCAGGTACCTCGTCAAACAACATAGGTAAATGATCAATTTCACATCCGACTTGATGTGCTTCATTACGAATATAAAGCACATCATCATGAATAAATATTCGGTTTAGTGTCGTTGGATCTTGTGCAAAGCCCCAATCCGAGCCGTAGTAAACCTCAGTCCAATCAGCTTGTGGTTCAAACTCGTCAATCACATAACGACCTGAAAAAATAATTGCTTGGCTGAACTCAATATATGCACCATGCCAAACGTGCTCAAACATAGCCCATGCATTCTGATCTCCAGCAGCTTGCATACGAATTGCACGTTTACGATCTTCCTCATATTCATCGAGCAGGGTTTGAGGTGCAAATGGGTTATTGTTGACGTTTACCTCAATGACAATCGCATTTTCAGGTGCAAATTCACCCCGCAAAAAATCATCAATAGGATCATCTTTCGACTCAGGATTCCAAGTTGCCCATATCTGTGCACCTTCGGCACGCATGGTAGGTCTCAATAACCTTAAAGACTTTGCTGAAAGCCTATTTGCTTCCTCTACCCAAGCAACCTTAAACCCTTCCAGCGACTTAATTGAATCCGCCGTGTGGTCTTGCATACCTTGGAATAAAATAACGCCATCGCCACCCTTCCGTTTAATTAAGTCTCTCTGCACTTCGAATAAGTGAGATACATCAAGGGCTTTGATTTTGTCTTCAATTAATTGCTTGCTTGAGTATTTGATTGATTTCTGAATTTCACGGATACACACGGCGCGAAGATCTTTATCAACCACGCATTCTTCAACAAGTTGCTCCGCTACAAAATGCGATTTTCCCGAGCCACGACCACCATAAGCCCCCTTATATCTTGCAGGCTTGAACCAAGGTTTAGACCATCGTGGAGTTTTGATTCGTATCTCCACAATAGAAACTCCTAATCAACAAATTCACGAACAATTTTGATTTCAAGATCAGCGCCGTCTTTTCCAGTGTGCTCAACCTTTGTTGTTCGACCATCTGTTTCTTGTAACGCTTGCTTTAATAAATCCTGTTTCAACCGCCTGTTCCTGCCCGAGTCGTTATACATACCTTGAAGCTCTTTTAATCGAAAAGCCTTGTTCGCAATTGGTATGTCTAAAATATTTTCCTGAAACGCTTTTCGACTAGTTGTAAACAAATCCTTCAGCTTCTTACTCATACCGCGACATGTAGCTTTTGTTGGATCGTAAGATGCTACTTGTTGCCGAGTAAGTTCAATCCCATACTCTTCTCTTACAAGGTCTACCACTTGTTGAGGTGTATCAAAGCAAGCAAGAGACTGAACAATAAAGATTTTTACAGGCTCTTTTAATGTTGCCATAATCACCTCTTTGTAAGTCTACGTAAGACTAAACAGGCAAAAAAAAGAGCCAATCGGCTCAACTTATAACGCATGTCCCGCAACATCGGGTGATGCTTAAATCAGATACAAACGGCGCTTGCTTCGCCACCTCTACGAGTCGCTTAACGTTTTCACTTGCCCCATGTCGTTTGACTACGCCTATGAATTCTTCTACATCGTGACCAGCTAAGAAATGCTTAGGCAGTCCAGTATTATCACTATAGATAATCTCACCATCAGCATCACGCTCCACACCGATGTGATAAAGCTCATGCTCGATCAAAGCGCAAAACTCACGATCTGAAGTTTGTTCGCAAAAACTTGCATCGATGGTAATCAAGTAAACAGGTACAAAACCAAACCAGTCACGCATCTGTTGCTCTTGTCGCGCCTTACGCCATCCACCAACGTTAAACATCACCTTTTCACACTGCCCAAGCACCATTTGTTTTTTGACTGTACAAGCTTGTGATGCCCAAGCAAATGCTAAAAACTCTTCATTGTCATGCAGAAGCTCGGCAATATGGTCATGATCAGGATTGTATAACTCAGCATCTACAGAGAGATAATTAGCAATCACCCATTCTTTTAAATCAGGCGCTGGCGCTAATCGAATCGCTTCCTCTTCTTCTGCTCTATCAATCAATTCTGTTGGTGGAAATGGTCGGATCTGGTTCATATTCAATTCTCTCTAAAAGACCTTTAATCCAATCGATTGCATAGCCAAATAAAATAGAATCAGGATGTAAACGTTCAATTTTAAAGCCTAAATCCACAACATGATCATATCGATCCAAACTCCAGGCCTTGTTCGATAGTAAGCCACAACGTCCACCAGACCAAGGACCGCCCTCAATCTCAATAAGTAGACGTAATTTCACGATATGGAAATCAAAGCGCCAATGTTTAGTGTGTATAGGCTGGAATTTACTTTCAAAGCCGATTCCTAGATCCTGTAATTCTTCTTTTAATGTTTCAAAAGCTTCTAAATAGTTATGCTTGGCTTTTGGCAGCGGCGTGTTTCGTGGTTTGGTTTTATGTGCTCGCTTCTTAGTAAGTTCGAAATATTTTGAAGTATCCATAAATTTTAGTCATTAAAATACCCACCTTACAGTGGCTTAATCTTTCAATATATTGCCTCTATCTAGGCCAATTCTATTTTGAAGTACCAATTACGCTTAAATTTATTCGTTTGACTAATTAAACATTCACTTGGGTCATTTTATTAAGCCCTTATTTCTTACTATTTTTTAGGAAAAGCTAAAAATTAATTCTTAATTGCTTTTCAAGTTCTGCAGAAATATTTTTACTTGCATGAATAACATCATCAATAATTTTGTCTTTTTTATTTTCTTTTATTTCCATGCTAGGGTTTTCAATAATTGTATCTAAAGTTACACACTCGTGGTAATTGGAATAAAAACTATTAAGGTTTTTCCTAATCTCTTTTACTTTTTTAGTATTTTTGAAGAAAGAGGTAACCGGTCCACCACAAGGGAAATTATCCATTTCAACCTTCAAGAAAGTTAAGTAAAGTAAAACTTTCTTGCGATCCTTTTCTAAATCAATTTTTCCTTTCGATTCACTAAGATCATGTAACATAGAATCAATGAATTTTTCATTGTTCTTAATTAATAGGTCATTAACTGATCTAATAGACTTCATCAACATTAACTTATGTTGTCTAAAAATAAATACATATAAGCTTGATGTAGCACCAATTAAAGGAAGAGCAGTTATTAAAATTTTACTAATATCTAATGAAAACCAAATTGAGATATAAGTAATTATTAAAAAATTTAAGAAAAATAAAAAACTTTTCATGCTTTATCAATATATTGATAAATTCTATCTGAAATAAGTTCTTTTAACTCCCAATCAACAATAATTTCTAAATGATCTTTGATAAAAGATTTACTAAATCCGGCTCTTACTAGTCCACCAAATGCTTCCTCAAGAAAAGAAGATCCAGCCATTGAAACATTGTTGAAATTCAAAACTAGAACATCTTTTGACCCCTTAGCTCTGACATCATTAAAAAAAGGTAAGAGCACTGTTTGACGAAAAGCTTCTCCACTAAATTCACCATCAGCTAACTTACGTCCAATAGGCCTATTATGGAATTTAATACCTACGTCATAAACGTGTTTATTCATTTTTAAACGTCTCTATGTTTGCTTGTTGAATCAAGATTTAAGGGTAATGACCAACTAACAGTTGTTCCTGTTATAGCTTCAGGGAAATCTTTATGCCCATCTACAGAAGACCAAGCACCTTTTCGACTAACCACCATTACTTTTGAACCATCAAGTTTCTCTTCCACTTGCATGATATCAGTAAACCCTTTACCTCTGTAATTAAGGCCTGTAGATGATTTGTGCAATTTGGTAGCTAATTCGATTAATTGTGAATCGTTCTTAGACAACACCAAATCGTTTAAATTCATTACTTTTTCTTTCCATGTCACAGGAATAGTAGCTGGAATCGTCTTACCTAGATCAGACAATACAATAAAACAGCAATTATCTTCAGGTGCAAGAGCGAAAAATAACAACCATTTTTTGTAGACATCATTTGCATCATAAGCATGGTTAATTACATTTGTGATAGCTTCTGAAATTGCATTATGCAAAATCATTTTACTTTTCTTATCTTTAACTATTTTATTTATTTGCTGCTCAATTTCATCATACTTGACACCAAGTTCAGCATTAATCCCTTCGATAAAATGCCATCTCTCAACCATTGGCTTCGAATTAACAGTTTTATACTCTTTAATTTTCATTAACTTATGAATGCCTAATTTTGAAAGCATTGCACGTACAGTTGGTGTATATGAACTACGTCCTCTAACCAATTCTTTATTGTATATCTTATCTAATCTGTGAATTAAATAGATTGCACCGTCCGGATAAAGAATTTTGACATTTCTAAAATCTAAAATTATAGATTCCTTATGCACATCGCGTGAATGTATTGATTTCAGAGCATCTAACAATTGGCTTCTAAACTTCTTGTTTACAATTGAAATGCATTCTGGAAATTGGATAATGACCTGTTTAGTCCTATTCGATGAAGTATCCAACACCACTTTTTTAAAATTTTTTCTATTTCTAACTTCTAATTTTATTTGTCTTAGAATTAATTTTCTGTTTGGTTTTTTCACAAACCCGACCCTTGTAAAAACTATAATTCATTAAATAAAAAGCTCACCATATGATGAGCTTTAAAATGCTGGCTAACAACCAATATTACGCGACAAATTTATAGAAATATTGAAGAAAAGTCAATAACCTATAAATATTGCTTAATCCTTAAAAAAAAGCCCGCTATTAGCGAGCTTTCAAACTTTGGTGATTGACCATAACTTCGTCTACCATATCACAAATTTAAACGAAGTGTGTTACACAGTCAAGTGTGAATCATATCGATCGCTCGTTGCAATCACTATGATCGTAACCATTGGGTCTGCGGTTCAATAAGTTCAAACAGTCTTGATCAAACACCATCGGCAAATGCTTTTGCAGCGTCTCATTGAAATCGGTTGTTGATGCTTTCATTTCATCCAGTAACGCCTTAACAACTTGATGGTCTCCACGTTCACGGATAACACGTTTAATCAGGGCGAGTTCACATTCGCGTCTTGCCTCAAAGTACGGCTCAACAATATTAAGAATACGCTGAAATTCTTGCGCTAAGATCGGTAAATGTTGAACCTCAAATTTTGCGGGGCTTGGCACACCAGTGACTTTGCGTAGTGAGTGCCAAATACCAAACTTAAATGCTTCGCCATGACTGATATGATGCGTACAAGCCCAAATCAAACGCTTAATATTTAGCATGTCGCTATTGTTAATATAGTCGCGTTTCTCGATTGGTTTTGGTGCTTCGTATTTGCCTGTCTTACGGATGGCTGGGAGAACCTCGGATGTCACCCACTTCTTGAATTTCTTGGCTTCGGGCTTACGGCTTTTAAGTATTGCTGAATAGAGTCCAGATTCATTGATGATAGATAAATTCTGGTCTCCAGAGGGGGTACTCATATTGTGAGTACCCCTTTCATCATCATCTAAATTACGAACCATGTTACCAGCATCACGATAATCTAAAGCATTTGCAACGTCGGTAGCGACAAACCAAAATTCGCCATTAATATCGATAATGCGAACGTTATAATCATTGTGAAAAGTAAAATTAGAAATTGCATTCATAGTGAATACTCCGAATGAGAGGAATTTTCACCACCAAAATTGAGGTCAAGCAATTAGGGTGGCAGATTAGACAGGATTGACCTTACCAGCATTCGGACTGGCGCACCGAAGTGCTCCCGCCTAACCCGCCATAACGGGCATTTTCTACAGGGTGCAGAAAACTATAGGCAAAATAAAACCGCTAATGCGGCTGTAGCCGAATGTTGATAACTGGAGGTCAATCCAAGCACCCGATTTTGCGGGTGCATATTTAAATTACAGTGAATTAAAAACATTGTCAAACCTCTGCTTTCAATTCAATAACACCATCCAAATACGCAAGACCCAAGTCAATCTCTCTACGTACTGTTGCCTTGCTCACTTTATGGGTATTGGCGATTGTCTGGTATGACCAATCATTCTCATATTTAAGAATCAACAACCATGCACGCTCGGCTAGATATTCACGTTTATCATTGTGCATTTTCGCTAGTAGCTTGCTGATCTCAACACCTTCAAAATCAGAGATTTCACAAGGCTTAGACACGCGACTGCTTCTAATTCTGTTTTTATCCGCTTGATCCATTGCCACCGCTATCGGATTTGCTGAATGTTTAAAATCCGACGACCTCACCCAAATGCCATACTGATCAAGCCACTGGTGTGCAGAGCGGTTCAACCAATTAATCTTTTGTTGTTTTACAGTCGCATTCATCAATCAAACCTCTCGTACATTAATATTAAAAACCGTTTTCATTAAATGTTTTTGGTGCGATAGCTCGCTAACTTTCTTGTCGCTGCTGACTTCACATCTTCGACAATGTATTCACCTGTGCTGATGTAGTAAGTGAAATCTGCAAAATAACGCAGTGCTGGCTTTGCCCTTTTCTCTCCTTCCAGTTTGATCTTTGGCGCAAGTTCAAATTTAGTATGATGTTCTAATCCAAAGATCTCGCCACGCTGTTGCATGGCTTTAAGCTCGATGTACCGCCTATGTTCTTTCTTGCTGTCGAATGTCATTCCATCTAAATCAACTTTCTGAGCATTGAACTTATTGCGTTTAGCCACCTTTGGATTTTCATTTTGCTTCAAGATTTCACGGCGGTACTGTTCGATGCTCATTGAGTTCATTAAGATTCACCAACCTTGAGCGCTTGCTCTAACTCTCTTACAATCTTTCCGTCCAAGATGTCTAATAAATCCCCCCAGTGGCATTGATCAACTTCTGAATCTCCGCTAAAGATATTTTTCATGTAGTACTTAGCCGCATCCACCCTATTTTGCAGCCCATCATTCTTGTGCTCTAAATCTTTTATACGTTGAGACTGCTCATTGAATCGCTGACCTTGATCAATCAGTTGCTTTTGAAGCTCATCCACTTTGGATTGTTGGTAATCCCATGCATTTTCCGCAATCTCCATTGCATACACATCCCCATGTTCATTCCAGTATTCTTCAAAACTTCTCAT